GCTCGATAGTTGACTGCAAGGTAGACAATTCGCCGAGCAAACGTCCACGCTCTTCTTTTAGGGCTTTAATTTTATTCATGATTTTTGTTTTTTTTAATAGTTTGTGTATCTGGCTAAAGCAAGTTTCAAAATATCTGCGCTAGCGTTGCTACGCTTTGCCGCTTCAATTTCAAGCTCTTGGTCTCTGGTTGCTGCAATACTGCGGGCGTCTGCTTCTGTATCCTCATAGGCGGGATAAGTTACAGGGCTCACGTCGTATAGATCCTCAATTATTGTTATTTTACGCTTGCCCATAGTTCCGTACTTTTCGCTTTCGCTCCAAGTTTGCTCTTTGATTGTAAAAGCAAATGAGCTTTGCGTAATGTCTCCGCGCATAATAGAACGCACAACGCTCATATGCGTAGGGTTCTCGTAATCTGGTACCCAAGTATACTCTAAATTCCCGTCACCATTTACAAATACTCTGCAAGTGTCTGCCTTTGTGCGGCCCAAAATTAAATCGGCTTCGTGGTTAAACAAACAACGGATATCGTAATCCTTACTCAAAGCGTTGTCAAACGCCCCGGGCATTATCACCTCTTCAAAATATCCAAGGTCAGTAACTGAATTAATAACGGCAGCGATGCCACCAATTTCTTTTGGCATGCCTTCGCCCTCTGCTCTGGTGTGGACGGTGCCCGTAAATGTGCGCCTTTCTTGTTTCATTTTAATTGTTTTCTAAATTATTTACGCCGTCTGGGTTATTGTTTTTGTCTGCGGTCGCCATAAGATTTGCAATCTTGGCATCCATATACTCGTTGATTTGACTTGACGGCATTAAGTTGGCCTCAATTAAATATTCGTCGCCACCATCAAAAGCGTTAACATCCTCATAAACCCGCGCCTCGTTTCTAGAAAGCCAGCCGCCGCGGATGCCTTTATTGTAGTAGTCTGCTCGCTCGTTGGCGCTAGCTCTCAACAGCGAATTAAAGTTAAATTTAAAGTAATATGTAAGCTTGTCGTTTTCTGTTAACAGCTTGCGGGCTAGTTCCTGCTCGATGTTGATAGCGTAAGACATTAAAGTGCGGGCGTAAAAATCTTGGTACTCCTGTTCTACGCTTGATTTAATCCCTGCCGTTGCGCCTATCATAGAAGCAGGCACTCCAAAGATTCGTGCAATTTCCTCGCTGCTAAATTTACGGGTCTCCAAGTACTGCGCCTCTTCAGGGCTTAGGCTTAATTTCTCCATCTTGATGCCGTTGGGAAGCACAGCGCTACGGCTTGCCCCGTCTATAACATCGTCGAGTGATTTTTTCAAAGGCCCTGCTTGATCTATTTTTATCTGCGCGTCTGACGTTAACAAAAATTTCAATACTCCGTTTTTATAAACACCTGCGCTCTGGCTGATTGCTGCCAAGTCAATACCCAAAGTTTCTGCGTGCAATACTACAGGGCTCAAACCTACTAGCGGATTGTCGCCGCACATTCCTTTAAAGTGCAGCATTTCCGTTGCAGGGATCATGCCCGGGTATCCTGCCAGTGTAACCTTGTAAAACAAAAGGCCGTCCTGCATTACTGGCGTTACATACTGCGGCGCGATTGGGTGCAACTCTATGCCGATGTTTCGCACGTCGCGATTAATAAAAGCGTAAGCGTTACCAGTTAGCGCCAAGTGGCTCGTCATATACTTGGTAAAATCGTATTTTGTTTGGTAAGGGTTAGGCTCGTTAGTTAAAGCTGTGGCGTAGTGGATTATAATTTGATCCCTGCTTTGGCCATCGTCTTTATACAATTTCAAACCAAGCCCCGCGATTCCGTCCGCAATAACTCTAACGCAAGCGTGCACGGATGCAATGCTTAACGCCGTTGTATTATTTACGGCTTGGCCGCTTTTGGTTTGGTAGCCAAAAATATTGTTTAAGGTATTTACAAACCAGTCTGCGGGCTGCGTTAGCATTGACCGCTTTTCTGTTTTCCGTTCCCAAAATCTTAAATTCATCGGTGCAAATTACAACTGCTTAAATTTTGCCGTGTTAACAAATCTTATTTATTCCGCCCCTGGGCTAGCCACCTACAAAGAGCCGAGCGAAATACGTCGTAGTTTTTATAGCGTGGCACGCCGTACCTTTCCAGGTACTCGGCCTCGGTTGCGTTGTAGGCGTCCTCATAAGTTCTAAACTTAGGAAGGTTAAAATAATACTTGTTCATAAAATCGTCAACGAATCTCATAAGCTTATAAACCAGAAGTCTGTTTCTTTTTCTTTGGCAGCGTCTTGCATAGCCGTGCCCAATGCCATTACAATAGATACAGGCCCATCGACCTTATCCCCGCTCTTTGCTTTGTTAATCTTGATATTGCCCGCAGGATCATTTGCAAGTAATACATTGCCCATCATCCAACGCGTAACTGGGTTACCATCGTGTTTAAGTCTGCCGTCCTTTACAAGTCGCTCCAGTTCCTTAGTTGGTGAGCTCATTGAAATAAAGCCCTGACCGAAGGGATACATTTGCAATCCCTCGTTTTGTAAATCAATTACAAGCTGCGAAGCGTTAAAACGATCGTAAGCAATATCTTTAATTTCAAACTCCAATGCCAAATCTAATATTTGCGCTTTAATAAAATTATAATCCGTTACGTTCCCATCCGTTGCAGTAATTACACCGTCTGCAATCCATTGCCTAATACTTGCACCTGCTGCGTCCTTTCTTTTGTACGCTGCCTCGCTTGGCAAAAAGTACCAAGTCCTAATCGCCGAGTATTCGGGCCAATACAAAGTAAACGCGCAAAAGTCTCCAGTGCTTGCCAAATCCAAACCGCCGTAACAAATCCCGTCTAACTGTTGAGACTCGGCGCACTCCATCCAAGTAGAGTCATTTATCCAAGTCATTGCCGTGTCGGTCCACACATTTAGCAGTTTAGTTTTAAATTCAACTTCTTTGTGTACAAACTCCTTAGCCTCGGTTAGCGCCTGCTCTAATTGACGCGGATAAACCGAAATGCCCCAATTAGGATTAGCCTTTGCCCAGTTTGCCGAGTCGGTCCAATCGTCGCCTTCATCAAGCGTGTAGATCACCGAAAACAAAGCATCGTCTACAATAGCGCCAGATAAAACCGAGGCGCAGTAATTCCTATGCTTATAGCAAGGCGACTCACGATTGAAGCCCGCCGTCGTAATTGTAAATAACAACGGTTGCCTCCTTGCCCCCATCGAGTTGCGCAATACATTATAAAGCTCATCGTTTGGGTGCGCGTGGTATTCGTCAATAACGGCAAAGTGCGTATTGAGTCCGTCCTGCTTACTTGGGTTCCATTCCAAAGGTTTGTAAACAGATTGCCCGTAAAGTATCCGCCGATTGTTTACACTGTTGTTAACGGTTAACGATTCCGCAAGCCAGTCGACGTTTTGGCAAACCCTTACGCTTTCCGCAAATACCATCATGGCTTGGTCGAGTTTAGTTGCCGCCGAATAAACTTGCGCTGCACTTTCGCCGTCGGCCATTAAGCCGTAAAGCATAACCGCACTCGAGAAAGTAGATTTCCCATTTTTTCGGGGTACCTCTACGTAAGCCCTCGTAAATCTGCGCGAGCCGTCGGGATTCAAAAACCCGAACAGATTCCAAACTATAAACGCCTGCCACCCCTCCAACTTAAACGGCTTGCCCGCATAGTCTCCCGTCGAGTGCTCGAGCTGTTCGATAAAGTCGATGGCGTGCTGCGCGTAGTTTTCACTAAACGCCCAACCCCCCGCCCTGTCGGACAGATAACGGTTAACAGCATTGCGCACGTGTTCGCACACAATTACGCGCCCAGAAGTTACCCCCTCAATATATTGCTCAGCTATTCGCAAAGAAATAATCTAAAGCTATCTGCGCAAGGTATTGGTTTCTGTAAAGGTGCGGCGTATCGCTCCAAAGCCCATCCTTGCCACATGGCTTAAAGCCGCTTCCTTGATTACGGCTAACGATAAAATGCAAACCGCTTGGCTCGATTCTAAAAGTTACGCCCTCGGTTAATTCGACTGGCTCGGTTGTTTCAATTTTCTTTTTCATGCTATTTTTGATTTTTGTAATAGTTCCAATTTACTTACTGGCGCGCTCTTGCCTGTTTCAATCTTGCCCCTCGCGCTTGGCGTTACTCCAAATAGTTGCCCCAT